GCTAGTGTCTGGTGATGATGGGGAAGATTCATTCCATAGAAGACTTGCAAAAGAACTTGCAGAACTTGAGGCAAAGGAACAACCGTGAATAAAGATCAAATAACAGCATTGGCGCGGCCAAAAGCAATTCCTTCTGCTCCGGGATATTTTGTTGATGTTGATGGAGAGGTTTATAACCATCGCGGCAGACGCATGGCTCAACAAGTTACTCATAAAGGTTACTGCCGGGTTGCGTTGCAAATCAATGGGGAATCAAAGTCAAAGTCTGTGCATTCGCTTGTTGCTGAGGTTTTCATTGGACCAAGACCAAAAGGTCTTCAAATTCGGCATTTGGATGGAAACAAAACGAATAATTCTCCAAACAATCTTTCCTATGGCACGGCAGCGCAAAACGAAGCCGATAAATCTTTGCATGGAACAAAAGCAACAGGATTAAGAAATGGGGCGCACACAAAACCAGAGCGTAGACCTCATGGCGAATCTCATGCAAGAGCAAAACTAAATAATGCTGATGTTGTATACATAAAAAAACAACTTCAAATTGGACCAAGAGGTATTGGAAAAAAATTGGCAGAACAATTTGGTGTGTCAATTTCTATAATTTCCAAAATCAATGTTGGAAAAATTTGGAGGCATCTATGAATCGTGAACAAATTATTCAAATGGCTCGGGAGGCTGGTCTTGGTGACACTGGGGTGCGCGAAGGTGTGTGAAACGCTTTGGAACACCCCCGAAAACGGCATGGCAACAGAAGAACAATCTTATGGTCAGCAATGTGCCGAAGCCATCCGAGCAAGAGGGAACACATGAACTACCAAGGTGGGATAGCCCAAGGTCTGGTGGACGAACTGCTAAATGTCATTCACAAATATGACGAAACAATGGTTCTGCCAACTGCGCTAGGTTGTCTTGATCTTGCGAAGCAGCAACTGATTCAAGAACATATGGAAGAAGACGATGAGTAACCGCTGGATATACACCCTGATTGCTGTGCTGTTGGCATGGTTTTGGATCATCACTATTTGGTTTGCATGGATTCTTTTCAAATGAACTACTTTGAAGCCATGAGACTGCTGGATGAAGTAAAAGAAGGGATCAATCATCCGCTTCATTTAATCATCCAGGCATTGATGTTGACAGGTGATCTAGATGAACTTTGACCGCGAGTTTTTGCGTGACAGTGAAGCGCGAGAATGGATCAAGCGATACAAAAAGAAAGTAAACGACTTAGGTTTATACGATGCCCGTAAATGGTGGGAAAACTTAACCGCTGAAATGGTCAAGATCAGAGGCAAGGAAGCCGTAGACGATCTACGCAAACGAATGAATGAGTACAGAAAATGACGTTTTGTGTAACATTTAAAATTTATGGCGATCCAGTCGCTAAAGGTCGTCCGCGCTTCACAAAAACCGGCAGAACATACACACCAAAAAAGACGCATGACTATGAATCAGAAGTAGCAATGATGGCTAAAGCCGCGATGGGGTCATCAGAGCCGCTAGAAACGCCCGTGGAAGTGTTTGTTTACGTAACCTTTCCCATTCCCGCAAGCTACTCCAAAAAACGCGCCTGGGACTGTTTAAACGGTTCTGAGAAGCATACAAAGCGCCCAGATTTGGACAACTGCATCAAAGCGGTAACTGACGGGATGAACGGGGTTGTTTACAAGGATGACTGCCAGATCACCGGCTTTCACGCAAAGAAAGTTTATGGTGATATCGGTATGGTTGAAGTAATGGTGAAAGAAGATTTGGAATGAGTTATTGGCCTGGGACTAATATACGCAAAAGCAATGGAAACGCATTTGACTGGAAAGGAATCAGTCAGATCACAAATGAGCGCAAGTGGAAAGATTCCGTAAAAGGGACGCAAAACTCCACGGTAAATGTCGGCACTGAAAAACGTCAATCAATCATTATTTACAGCAAAGCAAAATGAAGCCTGAAGAAGCCGCCGAAAAGATCAGAGAAAAAGCACCTGCTTACGGTAACGCCAAAGCGCAACGTGTTTATCTTGAGGAATTCCGCAGGGTTCAGAAATCATTGCTAATGAAAGACGCCCTAGCGATGGGCATTGAAGCAGCTAACGCACAAGAGCGAGAAGCATTAGCCGATCCTCAATACAACCAGCTTCTTAAAGGTCTGTCAGTGGCGATTGAGCAGGAAGAAACGCTTAGATGGGAGCTTGAATCGCTTAGGCTGGAGATTGAGATATTCAGGACAAAAGAAGCCACCAATCGGCTGGTCAACCGAAGCCATGAATAACAAACCCACAAAGACAGAATCCCCACACCTAGCGCGGATCAAAGAAATGGGTTGCGTGGTTTGTGGCGCGTCCGGGCCTTCAGACGCTCATCACATTGTCCAGCACCAACAGTATTTGTGCATCCCGCTGTGCAAAGACTGCCACACAGGTAGCTTCAACGGGATTCACGGGCAAGCAAGAATCTGGAAGGTTTACAAGATGAACGAAATGACCGCCCTCAATGAAACCCTCCGTCAGTTGTTTTAGCTTTTACGCATGTTGGGCAGGGGCGCTGATTTCTGACTAGCCTCATGCGAACGGTGCATCGGATGGGCATGGGCCATGTCCGTTTTTTCGTGTTCTTTGAGTTCTTTTTCCAGTTCAGCAACCTTTCGCGCTTCCTTTTTGTATTCGCGCTCCATGACGTAATGACCGCCATTGGAAGGTTTTTGTTTAGCCTGGGTGATTTTGAAGTTGGTAGCCATGTGGCCTCCTAAGTTAAAACGGCAAGAGCCTCTTTGGTTTTCTTGACCCGTTCGTCAAAACCAATAAGACCACCATTGATCTTTTTGGTCAATGCTTCGTAATTTTGCTGGCTTGCAAGTGTATTGCAATTGTGGGTATCCCAAAACCAGCCTGCTGTCATTGCTGCGTATTTTGGAGTCGCCACAAGGTCTGGTTCCATGACGAAATCAACTTCGACCGCTTTACCAGCATGGAAATAGTTGGTGTATCCAGTAAGCTGAATACATCCCCTGCCTCGAAAACGATAGCCATCACCCGAGGCTTCATCCCGGTTCCCCATGCGGTTGGAGTAAACCATGTTGGCGATCTTCTTGGGGTTGCCAGCATAGGAATCAGCAATTTCCTGAGTCGGGAAACGCTTGGGCCATAAACGCATCAGCGTGGCGGCTCGATAGTTCAAATTTTCCTCAAGTACCCGGAAGTTCCCGCATTCATGGGAACACTGACCAATAAAAGCAGCCTGGCGGTATGCGGTATTGATGTTGAAACGATCAAACGTTTCATTGAGCGCATCAACCCATTCAGGGCCAATATTTAGCCGTTTGAGTTGTTCAGCGTCCATTGATCTGATTCCTTACTTCTTCGTAGGCAGTGATGCAGGCATTGAGCTGGTTGATGGCCCTGTCACCTTCTGCGACGATTGCTGCAATAGCTGCAAGAGTTTGTCGCTCAGATTCGGTTGGCGAATCGTCCCGATCTCCGCTGGCAACGGTGGAATCTGCGGGGGCTTGTACGCAACTTGGGGTGGGGAGCCGCACGCGACCAGCACGAATGGCACGATCCAAGGCAGAGCTTTTTTGATCCAGAGCATGGTTGGCTTCCTCAAGTTTGGTGGCGGTTGCGTTGATCTTGCCCGTCATCACATGCTCGATTTCACGGGCCTCGGCGTTTTTCTTGGCAATCTCAATTTGCATTTCAGCATCACGGTCTTCCCATCCAACATGATGCCCATATCGGTAAAACCCAAACAAAGCGATTAAAACGCCCACAGCGGCATAAGCCATCATTGGCAGGGGAATCATTCGGCCCCCCTTGCGGCACGCTCCAAAGCTATTTCTTCGCGTTCTGGAGCCAAGTAATCAGGTGATGTAGTTGGTGGCGGCGGGGGAACCCATGTTTCATCCAGCTCGGGATTCTGAAAACCCATCCAATTAAAGTTTGGCATTAAGTTGGAAGCAGGGGTTGGATAAGTTGACAACCCAGGCTGATAAGTTGATACCGGAGGACAATTTGTCCCCAAATTGGCATCGGGTGATTTAGTAACCCGCTTCGTCATGATGCCGCCAATGCCACCCACAATCAGCAAAACGATATCGTTAAGCATCTTTGTGTAAGCCTGGTCAATCGGAGCCATGCTCTTGATTGGCTGGGTAACAAAGGTCACGGAATACAGCAGCATGGCGACAATACCGACTAAGACCAATGTGACCATTACAACCACGAAGCCCCAGATTCTGATTTCCAATTCTTCAGCGGTTAGCCGATGCTTCTGATGCTGGGCCAATTTGCTTCTCCAAAATCGGGGCTACAAGATACTCAGGGCATTGCTGGGTAAACAAACATTTGGGTTTTTGACATTCTTTGTTTTGAAAGTTGTCAGGGTCTTGGCATGTGTATCTGTAATTATCCTTACAGCCAGCCAACAGCAAAAGAATCAACAGATATCTCATAGACCAATCTTGCTCAAAACAGCCTCAACCAGTCGATCAGCGATGTGTCTAGGCAAATGAGGTAAAAGATCAACAAATACCCACACAAAGCCAAGATAACAGGAAATCTTAAGCCATTTGTCGAATCCATCCCTGAATTCCTTAAGTGGGTCTGACACATCACCGCCCGCACCTTGAAGATTGGCAGTAATCAAAAAATTCAGATAGACCCCAAGCAAAGACAATCAAAATCACAATTGAAATGCCAATAGCAATTGTGATTTCTTCCAGTTCTTTTTGGCGTTTTTTGCGATTGCGCTCTGCCACTCTTTCGCGTTCTTCTTCCGCTTTGTCCTCGGCATTCATTTCAGCTACGCGCTTCATAATGGACTGCCAAACATCCATATTGTTTGGAAAGAACAAGCCTTTGAGTTGTTCTTCAAAGTCGCGCTGAGATTTGAGGGCCAGTTCAATCTCAATGGCTTTGCCCATATTTGAGCCGCCAGCTTTCTTCGATTCACGTACAGCTTTGGTGGCTGTGTGTTTGGCATCAAAGTATTTGCCGATCATCGGCCCAAGGGAAGCAACATCATTAGCGGCATCAGAAGCCTGTTTAATCATCTTAACGGCTGACTGCACCGCCGCAAATGCTGTTACTGGGTCGATCATTTCAAATGCACAATCGTTGACCAGATCACGCCAGCCATAGAGACAAGCATGATCCCTGCGGTTTTCAACAAGATGCCCTCAAGACGTTTAAGCCTGGCATTGATTTGCTCATAACGCAAAGCGCATACAGCTTCATGCGAATTGAGCCTAGCAGATGTTTCGTCAATGTCAGTCATGTCAAGTCTTTTGGATGTAAGCAAGAGCGTAGTACAACGGAAGATTAGTCCCGCCAGAGCCTGCAACGTTAGATGTAAAACCGCCAATATTGCCAACAGCGTAAGCATTGCCAGCGCCAACGACAAACCGATCACGTAAATCAGGCGTTCCATTAGTTCCGTCACAAATGACGTAGCCCGATGGAATTGAGCCAATAGAACCTGACCACATGATGATCGCCCCTGTTGGGACTGCGGTTGCCGACGAAACACTTGTAGGAATTCCGTAAATGTTGTCATAGGTTGCAATCTGTACGCCACCAGAATCGGTCAGCACGAATTTATAGGAATATCCGCTGTTAAGCCAGATTTCCTGCGGAGGACGACCATCAACACCCAAAACAATGGGGTTGGCGTTTGCAATTGCACCGCTTGACGTTGTGTATGTCAGAAGCGGAGTTGTTGAACCTGCTTGATAGGTGTAAAGGAAACCACCGTTAAGCGGAAGGCCAGTCGTTGAAAAGAACTGTGCGCCGTTACCAATAGGTGAAAGAAGAAAAGCCATTTTTAATCCTTGCCAATGTCTGTCAGTTTAGTTCCTGCGCCTGGTTTAAGTGCTTGTCGTGTTTCTTTTCGGATAGCTCGCTTTTGAGCAGCCTCACGAACCATAGAACCAACCGGCACAACACCAGCGCCCAAAGCAATGTTTGCGCTTTTTTCCAATCCGGTTTTGGCTAATTCTTTTGCGCCAGCCACAAACGTATTGGATTGATTGACGTAAGAGCCTTTAGGTTGTGCTTGTGCGTATTCACCAACACGACCAAGCGTCCGCAGATTATTTGCGGTTTCAGTATCAACCAAATAGTTTAGTTTTGGTTCAATCTGCTTAAGTGCGCGGTTGTAAGCTGCTTGGCTAAAGTTGCCACTGCTGATTGATTTATCTTGCAACCAGTTAACCACAGCAGCAGACACTGCTTGATGACCTTCAGAGCCGCCGCCAAGCTGATTCACAAGCGTTTCAATGTCACGTTTGTTTCCGTTGATGACGTATTTATTGATGAATTTATCAGGCGCAACATCATTGACCGCGGCATCATAAGCAGGATCGCGCTTAAGCATTTCAAAACGCGCCTTGGCAGCATTGCGAGCTTCATCAGCTAGCGGTTTGAGTTTGGCGGCATTGTCTCCAAGAGGCAAATCCTCAAGGGCTTGTCGAACAATGCTTGCGGCTGCTTTAGCATTCCCATCACCGGAACGCTCTGCCTTTCGCATTTCAGCGGCAAGATTGGTTCGCATGGCCTCGAATTGCTCATACGTCATCTTTTCGCCAGAAGCAAATTTGTGCAATTGCTTTTCAATAGGCGCAGGAACAAAATCTGATTTCAACTCTTTGGACAGCGCGGCAAACGCATTGTCGGCAAATGCTTTGCCATTGATGGGGAAATCACCACCAGCCGCATCACGCAAAGCTTTATATTTGGCGTTAATGTCTTTGGTGCGAGCTTCATCTAACGCTTTGTAAGAACCAATTAAGGTTTCGGCGTTTTCAATGTGGTTTGTGCCAAATACATCAGGCGCAGCTTTATCGCGGATTGCGCTGAAATTTTCTTTTAATGCATTGTTTTGCTCGTTGAATCGCGTAGCCAACTCGGGGTTTTTGCCACGCATATTCATTTCATCAGACAACAAATTTACGTTTTGCGTTGCCTGGCCTCGGGTAAGTGGAACACGAACCGGCAAACTATCAGCCTCAAGCTGGCGGTTAATAGCCGCCATGTTTGCTTCTTCTGGTTTGAGCTTGCGAAGTTCATTAGCAAGCTCAGGAGAAGCCTTGGCAATAGCAGATTCAAGCTCGGCAGCGGTTGTAGTTGCCGCAGCGCCACCAGACCTCATACCGCCTTTGGCCTCAAATTGCTGTTGCAATTGCTGGGTAGGCGTGATTTCAGCTAATGCAGCGCGGGCGCGACCAGGAATTTGCGCTGCTTGTTGCATAGCAGGCTGGGCAAGCGGAGCCATTCCCGCAAGCTCTGGAACGCCAACAGGAGGCAATTTAGAAGCCTCAAAAGCACGACCAAGAGCAGCAGACATTTCCTGTCCCGTTTGAGTACGGGGCTGATATGTCATTTGTTCTTGAATTTTTCGGGCCACATCTTGACCAGCTTGGACGCCTGCTTGCGTTCCATATTTACCGCTAGTCAGAGCGCCTACAACGCCACCTACAGCGCCGACAGGAGCAGCCAAACCGCTAGAAATGGCTTGTGCCGCAGTTTCTCCAGCGCCGAGCACATTAGCGCCCAAATCTTTACCGGCTTGCTGTAGACGGTTAAACAGACCACCAGCCAACCCTAGTTCTTCTTGTTTAGGCTGTGTGGTTTCTGTTTTAGGCTGTTGACCGGAATAAAGCGATTCAAACGTATCAGCGAATGAATTGCTTTTTGGCGCAGAAGTTTGACCGACTTTTACACCAAGCCGCCCAAGTTCTTTAGTCAGCGCATCAACGTCACGGATTGCTCTATCTTTTGAAGCGGCATCCGTTGATGCGTTAATACGTCCTTGTGCTTTGGAAAGTTCATCCTGAAGAATCATCACACGTTGATCTTCACGATTTTGCGGCTTTGTTTCTCCGGGTCTGCCAGTACCGGAATACAGCGATTCAAAGGTATCAGCAAAGGTTGTCATTACAGAATCCCCAGTTGACGAGCCTGGCGAATCTTACCAATCAATTCGTCACGCTCCCTTTTTGTCATAGCGTCAAACTGTTTTTTTGTTTCGGCGTCTGGAATATCTTGGAAAATGCGAGGATCAGCCACTTGGTTAAATTCTTGCATCCTGCGTTGATATTCCGGGCCGTTATTCGTGTAAGGCTGAAGAAATTGTGCTTTCTTTTCCTTCATGCGTTCAATGCTAATAAGCTGGTTGGTCACGCGCAAGATGCCTTCTTTGGTCATCTTTGTGTTCGGATTTGCCAGTTCAGCAATGCCACGAGCAGCGTCTGTATTGCCGCCAGCCAATTGCAAAAGTTTGGTGTTTTTGGACAATTCATCAGTAGATGATGTTTCCAAAATATTTGCCGGGATGCCAATTGCTTGAGCAAGACCAGAAACAAACTGTTTGCGTTCTGCGCCAACACCCGTAAACGACTCAGGAACAAGACGTTTGATGTTCTGGAAAACGGCAATTCGACCCGGTGCGCCAGCAGCTTCAAAACTGGTATTCGTCCAATCTTTTGCAATGTTTTCACCGCTAGCACCCAAAATTCCTGCTTGAACAGGACCAACGCCAGTTTGCAGATTTTGAAGACCACGCTGAGACAAAGGCCCAACCAATCGAGTTGCGCCAGTCGGTTCAATAATTTGTTGTGTTGGTGGTATTTCAGTTTCAATACCAGGCCCAGCAATACGACCAGGAGCTTGCATAGCCAATGCACTACCAGTAGTGACTGGAACCGTTTGAGCGCCAGTAGACTGCATGGAAATAGCCGGGAACAGCTTGTCCACTTGGCTTTCGGCTGACATTGTTTTGGTCAGGTCGCGGGCCAGAATTTCCCGATATTGAGCAGTGCTACCGCCTTTAGGAATCTGCGCCATTGCTTGATTCAAAGCCTGTTCACGAACTCGCGGATCAAAAATAGCGTTTTTTAGGCTGTCATCGTAATGCTTGCGGATATCGTCATAGGTCAATTTGTCTTGACCAATAAGGCTGGCAGATTCGCGGCGGGAATTGCTTAGAAATTTTTGGAACCGTTCTAGCTGTGCAACATCTGCACTAGACCTAGCGGTTTCGGCTTGCGCTTGAGCAGATTGAATACGAGGCTGTGCGGTTTCTTCTGCAACTTTTGTTTCGGCTTGCAAACGACGAAGCTCAAGCGGCAACGTCTGCTGTTGCTGCTGGAACTGCTGAATGCCACTAGCCATATTGACAAGATCAGCCAGCGATTGCCGCTGTTGCGGCTGTGCATAGTTAGTGAAAAACTCAGGCATTTTTTGTCCTTATGTCGTAGGAACAACAGACGGTTTTTGGTTGAGCAGCGAGGCCAGCGTGATGTTGTTCATTACGTTGCCCAGCGTATTTGACACGTTTTGACCTTGACCAACCGTAGCAGCAGCATTGGCAGCAGCCAAGCCAGTCGTAAGGCCAGTTTGCTGTTGACCGTAATTTGTACCAGCACCAATCGCTTGAGCATTTGCAGTGCTACCCAAACCAGCAATGTTAGACAATGTGTTGTAAATGTTGGTGCGTTGATTCTGATAGTTCTGGAATGCATTTTGATATGCATTGCCTGCGTAATCTTGCGTATACTTTTGCAGCCCCTGGAGAGTGTTACCAGACAGCGCACCGCCACCAACGTTAGCCGCACGCTGGTTAGCCATTTGGCCTTGTTGCAGCATGAAATCGTAGTTAGGCGCAAGACCAGCAGCCAAATCAGCAGCGTTGAACTGATGCGTTAGATACGGCATGTTGGCCGAAATCTGGTTTAGACCTTGCTGACCTGCGGCTTGATACGGCTGAACAAAACCGAGCTGCTGGTTGTAAATGTCTTTAAGCGTTTGGCCTGCTTGTTGACCTGCGGCTTGCTGAGTTGCGTTTGCGTTGCTGATTGCGTTACCAGTAACAACACCACCAATACCAGAAGCGGCAGCACTACCAAGCGCGGCCAATTGAGCAGCACTAAGATTAGTCCCAAGAACGCCTGTTCCTGCACCACCAGCGGCAGTGGCAGCAGTACCAGCAGCAGTACCAACGCCTGTATCAACGCCAGCAAGAGTCGAACCAAGCGTCGAAGGTGTTGTTGTAGTTGTCCCTAGATTAGTGCCACCCAAACCTGTGTAATCAGTTGTTCCACCAGCGGCATTAGAAACTTGTCCAGTAGCAGGATTTGTATAAGTGATGCCTTGAGCGCCGCCCATGTCTGCCAAATTGGAAACACCGGAAGTGTTCAATCCTTGACCGCCGCCCATGTAATCCAAATTTGTGCCACCAGAGGTAAGCCCTTGAGCGCCACCCATGCTAGACAGGTTTGTGCCACCACTAGACAACGAATAATCAGGATTGAATGCAGTTGATCCTGCTGTACCAACATTGGAGCCAACACCCGTCAATCCTTGGTCATACGCCGCCGCAGACGACATATCCAAACCGTTTGTGGTGATTGGCTGAGAAGTATCAGAAGCACCAAGATAGCCAAGAGCGCCACCAGTCAGAGCGCCTTGAGCGATATTCCCGCCGCTAAGAGCCGCAGTCCCGCCCCCAAGAACAGCGCCACCAGCAGCGGCAGCAGCGGCACCGCTAAGGCCCATTGCGCTACCAATGATGCCAGGAACGCCCATAGCGGCGGCGGCAATTCCTAGAATCGGGGAGATATCTTGAAGAAAGTTACTAGACGGATTAGGATTGTAAACACTTGTTCCCGTCTTATTCATGTTGGAATCGTACTGATTAAGCAACGTTACCGTTCTAAGATCAGACATATTGCCATCAGCAGCCCCAGCGGCATGCTGTAGTTTTCCGGTTTCGTCCGTAGTGGCCCAAACGTCTTGGCCGCCGATATTTACTTTGCCGTAATAACCAACGACATTTCCATACTCGTCCGTGTCGGCTTGCATTGAGCCAAGTTGGTCTTGTGTAAGCTGGATAGGGCCAGAAGACTTCGCAACAGATGCTGTTGGTTGAGGCGCGGCTGGTTGAACAGGTCCTGTCACGGCGTCATACCGTTGCTGTACCGCAGCCTGGCTAAGACCAGTTGCAGCAGCCATCTGTGCAGGAGTGACACCGTACTGATTCATCGCCGCCACAATGGTTGCGTCAGACGCTCCGGGATTGGCCGCAAGCCAGTTTTGGATTTCCTGCGTAGTTGCCATGTTCAGACCTTTTTCATCTTTTCAATGTTAATGCAAAACATTGTTTTTTCATAGGTCATAGTAGGGCAGCTTCTTCGGTTGCCCATTGACCAAAATGGTAATAAACCCAACCGGTTTGGCTGGAAGTGTTGCGCTACCTGCGGTGGCACTTGAATAGCTGACAAAATTCAGCAAGTTCAAGAAAAACTGTTGCCAAGCCCTTGTTGGACGTTTTGTGTTGGTATCCAAAAACTCAGCTTGAGGATATGGATTAACTTGGTTGATTGGGTTTAGTCCATTCGCCATCAGTTATCCCCTGCGCTGGCTTTCAGGTTGGCAGAAACAATCACCGCTTTGACTGGATCGGTAATTGAGACTTCAAAAATCCTGTCACGCGACCAACCCAAGCGCCGCCAGATCGCTCGGTTTTTGTACTTACCAGCTTGTCCAATCGTCACCCAATGCTCATTGGACCACGTAGAGCCACCGTCATTAGACCAACGAAGCATTGCCTGCGGATAAGTTGTGACAATTGAGGCATTGATTTCGTTAGAAGAACCCAAAAACACACTTTCCTGGGACTTAATAACGAAAGAATCATTGGGGTAAATGATGTACGGCGACTGAATCGAACCTTGAGGAATTGAAAATCCAGTCGTGCCAACACCAGGCTGGAATTGAATCTGGAATTCCTCAAAATACTGACGTTGCAAATCAGTCACCAAATGAGGTGCGCGACGAATCCTGCGAATTGTGTTGCCATCGTCCGTATAGTTGGTTTTGTCCAGCGCATAAACTTTGCCGTTCATGTAATCACCGACCAAAACGAACCCCTGGAACACAGCGCAGCAATTGCCACGATGACGCTCATAAACGTTGGAGTCGTTGACGTACAACCATTTGTGCCACATCTGGGTTGCGTTGTCATAAACCCATGTCAAATTGATCGTCGGGAACGTAACAACATAACATTCATGGCCCTCAATTTGATAGGTCCATGAAATAGCGTCATCAATCTTTTGCCCAGCAATAGAGTTTTCAACGGCATGTGTTGAAATCCTCTGCGGAATATACCCGTTCATCTGAACAATGATGCCTTCGCCTCGGTTGTTTTTGCTCACATAAGCAAAAGAATTGGCAAAACGAGACACAGAGAAAACAGCAGCAATACCATGCTGGGTAGATGTTCCTGGAATCCTTTGGAATGGGAACGGAACAGCACCAACATCCGTCCACACTTCAGATGAAGTCTCACCCAACAAATAGACTTCTCGATGGTCAACAATCAACGATACCAAGTCATCAGGCGATCCGTCTTTCACGCCAAATGACAAAGCAGGCGTGATTGGACTGAGCAAATCAGAAGATGCCCATTGCTGAGTATCGGGATGGTTGTAAACAAAGTAGTTGTCCATAATGTCAACTACGTTGCCGCCAGAAAAAGCGCCGTCCGATGATGGAATCTGAGTGAAGTTCAGCGCGTAAATCGTTGTACTTGCCACCGTTTGGGAAGAACTGATGGTGTATGTCCCAGCCCCACCCGTACCAGTGCCAAGCGCAGTAATCATTGTGTTGGCAGCAATACCAGTTCCGGTAATTGTCTGACCAAGATAAAGCGTCCCAAAAGAAACAGCAGTAACAGTAAGCGTTGTTCCTGTGATTGATCCAGTGACAATCGCACCAGGCGATGCTGTGGACATGTTTTCACTTGCCACCGTCTGACTAACGCTAACCGTCCAAGATGTTCCACTGCCAGCGGTAATGACAGTTTCTTTGGAAACGCCAACACCGAAAACTTGTTGACCAATAGCCACAGCACCCGAAGAAATAGCAGCCACCGTCAATGTAGTGCCAGAAATCGAGCCTCGGAAAATAGCCGTGGCAGGATTGGAAATGCGCCATGTATAACGGTAAGCACCATCAACGATATAAACGTTGACACCGTTATCCGTAATCCCAACATGCCCAGTTGTCGTGTTCAGAAAACCAACAATGTAAGGCGTGAAATCAGAAGACATTACATAAACGTAAGGCCCACTAATCACCATACATTGACGGCCACCAGATACAGTGCGGATTCCACGCACTTCTCCGGGGTTTAGAACGACTTTTGTCGTCAATCCTGGCGTTGGGTATAGCGCAACAACTCCTCGCGTCCCAGGTTGTTTAAGAGGATCAACTTCAGGATAAAAATTGATGCACTCTTGGGCATCCTGATAAATGCTTGGTGCTTCGTAAGAAGGGCCGACAAAACCAAAATCAGGCATTATTTGATTTCCCCATATCGTTCGCCATCACGAATTCTTCGTATGGTTGATTCGCCAACACCAAACTGACGGGCAATTGCCGCAATAGTTTCAGTAACAAGCAACGAACGAATTTGAATAACTTGATCGGCATTCAATACACGTCTTTTAAGAACAATGCTTCCTTTGCGTGATTCGCTAATTTTTTTTCGAGTTTCCTCAGAAAGAACAGCACCTTTTCTTGGAGATTCTGAGCCTTTTCGATTAACGGACCATTTGGCTTTTTGTTCATCAGTATGAGTTTTGCCTTTGAAACCGTTTTGTTTCATTAGCTTCCAAAACTCATTTCCTTTCATGGATTGCTTGTGTTCTTCAGTGTGTTTGTATCCAGACGCACCTTCTCCGCCATCGGTCATGTTGACCAAATTTATGCCAATTGCCTTGTATTTAGTAATTGCTTCATATTCAACAAGAAACGAAAGTTCTTCGTCAATCTGCTCAGCAATAAATTCAACAATAAACCCATGCTTTTTAGCAGTACGCTTCCAAAGCACATTTCTTCCAACACATGACCATGCGCGGCGATGATTGCCTTTACCAACATAAAAAATTTCGTTGGTATCTGCTTTTCTGTGCTGATAAACGTAATACATGGTTTTACTTTTGCACAAATAATTAACGCAAAAATCCTCCGGACAAAATCCAGCCCGCGTCCTTTTGCCGACCAACCAGCAGCGAATCTGGGTAACGTGCTTCCTGTTGGGGTTGCATGTTCATGCGTTTGAGGGTTGCTTTTGCTTGTGCTGCGAACTGTTGGATCATGGCGATTTGCACTTGCGAGTTTTTGCCGTACATGGGCATTAGGCGTTCTGCAAGGCACCAGCGCAAAGCCATCAGATAACCTTGAGGCAGCACAATCGTGGAGTTGATTGAATCGTATCGGCTGAACACTGTATTGGCGAACATGTGCATTTCACCTTGGGCGGGGTTAGGCCATACAAACAGGTTGCCTGATTCCTCGTTGGGGTTGAAATACAGTGCTTTGGGCCACGGGCCGTTAAGCGTTTTCAGGCCAATCATTTCGTAATCTTGCAAGGCAAGAATGGCAACTGGATAATCCAGGCCGCCGTTTACGATAGGTTGACCGTTTGAATTTGTGTTGATCCGAACAAAGGCTGAATCAATGCTCAGAGGCTTTTGATAGTAAGCCGTGATAGTCGTTGATGCGACTGTCTGGTTAATGTTGAGCAAGTATGTGCCTTGCTCGTTGACATTTCCACCGGCGCCGGTCAGGTTTTGGACAATTTTTGTCCCATTGATGATGCCTGTTCCTGAAAGCGTTTGACCTTGAGCCACAGCACCGGAGTTGATGCCTGTTACCGTCAGGATGTTTCCTGTAATTGAGCCAGTAAACGATGCGCCAATGAAGTTTGTGGTGCTTGGGTTTGGGCCGATGGTGTATTGAACTTGCCCAGCAATCAGCGGAAAGATGATTTCCGTGACGTTAAAGACCATGTTGTTTTCATTGGACCACTGGTCAATGAGATCGTTGAACATGTCAAAAGCATCTTGTGCCGCATCAGGAGTTGGTGTTTCACCGGATTCCAGTGCGCCAATGTCTTTTAATGCTCGGCTGATTATTTCAATTGGCTGCGTCATGGTTGTCTCAGACGGTTAATGTGAAAACCTTAGGCTTCCACGGAGGATGAACAGTTCTGGTCTTTGACAGACTAGCCAATTGTTCCTCTAGCCTTGATTCTATTAGATTTACTCCATCTTTTGTAGCTTCTTTGCTGATCCATTCAACAATCATTTCCTCTGTCACATCTTCCAAAGGAATGTTTATTGTTGGTTCAGCAAAGAACCAATTACCTTCCGTTTCAACTTCATCGACGTCGTTAAAGCAACGGCAATGATATCGAACGGAGGTAATCAGATCGCCAGAGGCATAAATCTCAAGGATTGACCACTTCATTAGCTGGCTGTTCCATTTGTGCTTCTGCTTGGTCTTTGATTTTGACCATTAGCGGGTAAACCCCACTACTAGAAGGCAGTTGGCCCAAAATATCAAAAAGATTTTTGACTTCTTGAGCAGTCAGTTTCAGTTCAATTTCCATTTATGCGGTCCAAGGAAGCGGAGGCTGGATAACGGGAGGGTTAATCAAATTGTTAATCTGTTTTTGGACAGCAGCCTCAGTACCTGTCTTGCTAACCCCATTTGCCCAAACCCACCCAAGAACTTGATCTTGAGTCAGGCTCGCGTAGGGCGTGAAGTTGCCATCAGGGTTTGCAGGCTGCGGAAATGTGCAGGTCGAGTAGACAGCACCCGTATAGGTCTTGCCATCTTGCACCTGCTCACCGTTGCAAATCCACCCTGCGGTCACGACCACATCGGTGTATTGTCCCTCTTGGGGCTTGACGTTCATCCATTGGATTGTCCAAGTCATGCTCATTTCAGTTTCCTTTATGCGATGCCTGCGGCTGCGAGGCGTTTACGGAGAGATTGGATTTCAGCCCATATCACAGGCACAAGTGCTGATGCGTCCATTTGTTGAAACACTGGGTTTCCTTCTGCATCAACAGCATCTTTTTCGCCTGTGTGAGCATAAGATGGTGTTTCATGAGCGATGAACATAGGACGCTCTTGTGTAGCACCTTTCATTTTGCCAATATACACGGGCACAGAATCAATTACATAACCACTATCAATTACGTTTCCAAGAATGTCTTTTGCCCTGTAATCAGATGTTGTATTAAACAACATAAGACCAGTTCCACGGTTATATTGAATAGACCCTCTATTGCTAGTGGAATCTGTATAATAAATTGCAAGATACGGATTGCCTGTTGTATCTGAAGTGATAAATTGAGTTAAAGGATTTGATGCATTGCTACTTCCATCGAATCTAGCAGTAACCCCAGTGGCAGTAGAACCTGAAACATAAAATTTCGCATTTGCTACTGTCGTCCCCACCAGCAGGTTGCCCGATGCGTCTAATGTGAGCGCCTGCGTGAAGCTGATGGCGCTGCCTGCTGTGCCGGAGGGGGCGGTGTACCATTTGTGCGTGTTGCCGACCATCTTGTACAAACCCGCGCCGCTACCCAGCGCAGATTTATACTTCCAAGTCGTGGATGTATCGCCGTAGGCATTGCTCAGAAGGCTCAATGCGCCGTCATTGGCAGAGTCGCCTGCAATTGCGCTAAATGAGTTAATGTCGATGGCTTTGTAACCGCTACTCCAAGCACTCGGCGTCACCCCGAGGCCGAGGTTGCCGGAGGAGTCGAGAGTGGCTGCAATGTTGCCGTTTGTGTAAAGGCGGGTTTGTGTCCATTGGCTTGCGTTGTAGCCGCCAATGTCCAGCGTGGGCCAGTTCTGCACAGCCATCTGAGCGTTGCTACCAGAAGCGTTTAGGTCAAGTTTTGCCCCCGGCGAACTCGTCCCAATGCCCAGACCTGTGGAGGTCAGGCGCATTTGTTCGGCAAAGCCAGTTACACCCGCCGCAGAAGTGGTCGTGGCAAAACGCAACTGCCCTTGAAAAAAGAGCGCTGGGTTGTCGGCACTTGATGCGCCTGAATACAGACCTACGTTGCTGGTGCTGGATGTATCGCCAGCTACCGCATTGATGATGCTTGCCCCGCCAGCCAAGCGTGTCGCAAAACCGCCAGACGATCCAGAAATCCACGGTGCCGCAGCACCGCCAACACCCAAGCTCGTCCCATCAAACGTCAGCGCAGAGCCAGTGGTCAGTGCGCTTGTGCTGGATGCGTAGACAACTCCGTTTGCCGTGAAGCTGGTCAGGCCTGTGCCGCCGTTTGTCGTGGCGAGGGTTCCACCAAGAGTGATGGTTCCAGACGTTGCTGAGTTGGGCGTGAAACCCGTAGTGCCCGCAGAAAACGTTGTGACGGCCACACCAGACAGCGTGCTCCACTGCGGAGCCGTTCCAGACGATGTGAGAATCTGCCCGCTTGTGCCGATGCCGAGTTTGGACAGCGCCGTTCCAGTTGCGTAATACGGCAGATCACCAGCGGTGAAAGAAGTCAAACCCGTACCGCCAGAAGCAGTGTTCAACGTAGCAAAGGACAAAACACCAGAGCCGTTTGTGGTCAGTGCTTGACCGCTATTTCCATCAACACTAGGAAGTGTTAGGCTAAGAGTCGTGGAAATGTTTGGGCCGACCAGATTGACCGCACCGCCTAGGTTAGCTTGGAATACAAGTTGTCCCATGATCTTCCTTTATGGAGCAATGATTAGCTGACTGGCAGTCAATGCGCCAGTGCTGGGGTTAAATTTCAATTTTGTTGAGCTGACATATTCAGTTGTCAGATTTCCCGCTGTTGTAGCGGCAAACAATGGATACCTGGTGGCATTTGTCGTGGTGTCATCCGTGACCGTTGCATAAGCTGTCGGTGTTGTCCATGTGGGCATCCCAGATCCATTGGAGGTCAACACTTGCCCTGAAGTGCCAGAGCTAGTAAATGCATAAGCAGTACCAGTGCCATAGGCGACAGCACCAGCAGTAGGAGTAGCAGTTCCATTTGTACCCCCTTGTGCAATAGCAACCTGACCAATGATGTACCCGGTATCAATTGATTTGTTCTGAGGAACAATCAACAATTTTCCGTTGTTGGTGTTTGAATACAAACAAACACCCATGTGGACAGCATAGTTTGGAGTATTTGGTTCTGTTTGTGTTAATGCGCCAGCAGTTGTTGCAGACAAATAAATGTTTTGTCCGGCAGTCAATCCAGAAGTATTGATGTTTTCAACAGTTCCGTAAATAACAACATAACCGTTTGTATTGTTTGCAATATCTTGCGCTGCAATACCAATCACTTGAGATGTTGTATAAGCGTTTGCTTGGGCAAGAATGATATTGCCAATCTGGCCCGTAGATCCAGAAATGTAAACAACCGATCCTTTTGTAATCGTTGAGCCGGTAGAGTTTCTAACCTGCTGCTGAAGCTGTGCGCCAACACGAACAATGTTATTTGTTGAATCGTTGTAATACGACAGCGTTGCTGTTCCGCTGTCATACCATGTACGACCATTTGCATACGTTGGCGCAGTGGTTGCTGTCCAGCTTAGATAATCGCTAATTGTTGGGCTGCTGATTGTTGCACCAGTAGCCAAAGGGACAACCGTTCCTGTACCCGATGTGCTGTAAGACGTACCCCAAGCCGACCCCGTTGAATTGGGAATACCAGCCCCAGGATAAACCATTGTTGACGATGCATTGATCGTAATTGCAGTAGAACCGTTGTAGGTTGTTCCAGAACTGAAAGTAACGTTTGTTCCAGCAGTCAGATTAAACAAATTCCCACCCAAAGCCACACCAGAAATGGTGCTGTTAGCCAATTGAGCATTTGTAATCGTCCCGCTAAGGTCTGTTGTAGGAACAGTGCTAGAAGCGGTAAACGCAGATGTGCCAGAGCCTTTAACGTATCCCGTAAGAGTTGCCGCCCCAGTGCCACCAGAAGCCACGCCAAGCGGAGAACTAAGACCGGAGATAGTTCCACCGGTAATCGCCACAGAATTCGCGTTTTGGGTGGACATAGTGCCCAAACCAGAAACCTGAGTGTTGGCAATTGCAATAGGCGTTGCCGCCAATGCTGTCAGTTGGCCTTGGGCGTTAACCGTTGCGGTTATGGTATTTGATGCTGAACCATAAGCGCCAGCAGTAACAGTCGTGTTTGTGATGCTGAACGTTGTTCCAATCAACGTCAAACCAGTACCGGCGCTGTATGTTATCGAAATTGCCAACGCAAACCAATTAAGTGCCGTTGATCCTAAAGTTCCGCCATTTTGGGCAGAACAATAATAAGTCATACCGCCATTTAGCGTCCCAGCAATAACAAAAATCACCGCGCCTTCAAATTGAACCCATGTTGAGGCATCTGTTGCCCGTGTCCATGCGCCAGCCGAGGCGATATAAATGCCGTTGTTTGCTGCATTTGATTGGCTTTTAACCAATACACGATCACCAGCCAATGTGGTGTATCCATCTATGGTTTGCAGGCCAGAAAGCGTAATATTTGCCGTTGTTGCACAGTTAGCCGGTGTTTTCCAACTAATGCCAGCAGCAAAGTTATCCACATAAGACTTGTTTACCAGATCGGTTGGATTTACTGCAACCGCATTGACTGTGCCACTGGTAAATGCACCCGTTGATGGCGTTGTCGCGCCAATAGGAGAGCTATCAATCGTGCTGTTTGTAATGTTCAACCCAGATTGCGATGGGTTGACAGTTGCATAAAACGGCTGACCCTGGCCAATAAATGTATTAAACGTACCATCGACATTAAACAATGCCTGAACTGGCAGAATATTTTGGTTATTAGCACTAGAAGGGCCAGCCATTTTGGTC